CAGCCATTGGGGTGGGAACCGCTGGCCTTCAGCGAAATCGACCCATTCCCGTCAACCGTATTGCAGCATCATTACCCGGATATCCCGAATCTCGGGGATATTACGAAAATCGACTGGAACCCATATAAAGGGCAAGCCGATCTGGTTGTAGGCGGTTCACCGTGTTTCCCCGCAGGCACCCTCATATTGACTTCGGAGCACTTGAAACCCATCGAGGAAATCAAAGTCGGAGACATGGTGCTCACCCATCGGAACCGATGGCGTCGCGTCACGGCCACCGGTTCCAAAATCGCTGACACGATCGTTCTAAGGGGAAACGGTGTCTCCTCTTTGGAATGCACCCCGAACCATCCTTTCTATGCGAGAACCAGAGTGCATCGTGAAAGCGGATATGGCTATGAATATAAGCAGGAGTGGATTCCCGCGACTGACATGGTTGGCCGACAATGGCTGAATATGAACGCCGCTACAGAACCACTGCCCGTCCCCGCGCTTCCTGATGGAGTATCGTTGACGGAGCCGTTCCTTCGATTAATCGGTACTTGGCTTAGTTTGGGACAATCAAGTTCCTTGCCTGCCTTCCGGTTTGATAGTCAAAGCATCAATCGTTGGGTGATGAAGCAATTCGGAGGAAAAGAGAAACATATTCCCTCATGGGTATATGGACTGTCCGAAAACCTGCGAATCTCCCTATTGGAAGGTTACTTCCAACGAATGGATTCAGTCCGTTACGCTCAACCATGCTCAGGAATGCAACTCCTTGTTGGAATGAAAATTCTCGCCGCAGGAGCAGGCTACCGTTCAAGCATTCTCTATGAAGAGAATCCATCGATTCACAGCACGGGAACCTACCGGATAAAGTTCAACACTTCCCCTATTGATTCAGACGACTTCGATGATGACGGATATTGGGGTCGTGTGAATGAGAAAACTGTCGGACGTTCCAATGTCCTCGTATACAACTTGGAGGTTGAAGATGACCACAGCTATGTGGCAGCCGGAATTGCCGTTCACAACTGCCAGTCCTTCAGCGTCGCAGGAAAGCGTGAAGGACTCGCGGGAGCTTCCGGACTCATGTTCGAGTACATTCGAGCGGTACGTGAACTCCGTCCACGTTGGTTTGTCTGGGAGAACGTCCCAGGAGCGTTCACAAGCGAGCGGGGGGAGGCTTATCGCCAGCTCCTGTCAGAGATGGATGCGCTCGGGTATGGTCTGGCATGGCGAGTATTGGATGCGCAGTTTTTCGGTGTGGCCCAAAGACGCGAACGTGTGTTCCTTGTTGGAAGTCTTGGAACCATGCGTTGCGCGGAAGTACTTTTTGAGCGCGAAAGCCTGTCGTGGGATCATCAGTCGAGCCGACAGAAGAGGCAAGCCCTTGCCGAAGAGGCTCAGGGATGCGTTGGAGAAGCAGATCATGATTCTGGCCGCTTGACTCCCGGTGAAACCCAGAGTCGGAGGGTTTATCCGACTTCCGGCGTGTATCCGACGTTGTCCACGAGAGAAAAGTCAGGGCAAAATCAGGAAAGCGTTTTCACCCAGTTCGGTGATGATATTGCCGGTACTCTCACCGCACGATACGATAGTTCCCCCTGCGTTGACCGTGGAGCGAACGTCGTCGTTGACGAACGGGATAAAGTATTCCTTTGCCAGACGGCACAAACCGGCAGCAACGGGAAACTCGTCAAACAGGACGATGTGATGAACACGTTGGATCGGACGAACAGCACCGCAGTGGCTGCATTGGATTTCAATCCGACCGACGCCAGACTTCGGTACGCGCATGATGATGTCAGCCAGACATTGACCGCACGGGCCGGAACCGGAGGCAACCAAGTCCCATTGGTGCAGGTGCAGCCGCTCGCGTTCCTGTATAACCAAGGTGCGAAGGCCCGGAGTCTAGGGATAAGTGAAATAAGCCCTACGTTAAAAAACGACCATAATCCGGTTGTAGCATTCGCTTCAAATCAGCGTGACGAGGTTCGTGAACTGGAAGTCGCAGGCGCATTGGCCGCGCAGCCTGGCATCAAACAGCAGACGTACATCTGCCGGGCCGACGGACAGACGAACGCGATGGAAGGCGAAAATCTCGCTCCCACGTTGACCTCGCACGCTAAGAAGGATCCGCCGCTCATATACCCAGTCGATGAGTCCGAGGAAATGAAACCGGTCACGTTGCAGATTCGCGGTGGGAAACCCGGTGGCGGGAAAGGCGCGCTGATTCAGCACGATATGAGCGCCACATTGTCCACTCATAACACCCGAACGCTGATAACAGGCGACCATGAGGAGAGAGGTCTCACCGTCCGCCGCCTGACCCCACGAGAATGCGAACGCTTGCAAGGATTCCCCGACGATTACACCGATATCCCATACCGCAACAAGGAACACGCGCCAGACGGCGCCCGGTACAAGGCTTTAGGCAACAGCATGGCCGTACCGGTCATGCGATGGATTGGAGAACGTATTCAAATGGTCGAAGAAACCGACGAAACAACCGAGTAGACAACAGAAACAGGTGGATCGTCGCCGAAGAGGGGGCGACGTTCCTCAAAAAAACAATACAGCGATAGGCCACGATCTTGTTCAAGGATTTCCTTTTGTCCGGCGAAATCACCAAAAGCAAGAAGAATCATGGCCGTCGCTTGACTCCGCAAGGAAAAATCAAGTGGACAACACCCTCACCGGACTCAGGAATCGTGCCACCCTTTTCGCCCAGAACTGGCACAACCGTGGCAACGAGAAAAGCGAAGCTCGAAGCTATTGGATGGAACTGTTGCAGGACGTGCTGCAACTGTCGGATACAAATGATCCAAAAACCGTATGTTTCGAACGGAAAACCGGATTGAACGGGTACATCGACGTGCTCATGATCAAAGCCCGTGTCTTGGTGGAACAGAAATCATTGGGCGTGGACTTGGACAAGCCGGAGAAACGCCAAGGACTGATGCTCACGCCAATCCAACAGGCGAAACGGTATGCGGACAATCTTCCGCCATCGGAAAAGCCGACCGTACTGATTACCTGCAATTTCGGCCTGTTCCGCATCTACGACCTCGAACAGGATTGGATTGCCAGCAAACCGCAATCCGAGTTCATGCTCGCGGATCTGCCGAATCATATCAACGAACTGGCGCGCCTGTTTCAACGCGAATCCACACAGGAAACCATTCGCGTTGTCCGACAGGAAGAGCTGAGCGTCAAAGCCGGCATCTACGTGGCCCAGTTGCATGATGCGTTGGCTAAATGCTTCCGGAACCCTGACGATCCGGTCGAACACATGGCGTTGGCGATGATCACGGTGCGTATCGTGTTCTGCCTGTATGCGGAGGATGCTGGCCTGTTCACGGCAAACGCCTTCCATGATTATGTGGAGCACAGTTCGCCGGACAGGCTGCACACCGACCTGTACGACCTGTTCGTCTACCTGGACACCTCAACCGGAAACCGTCCGAAGTACCCCGATCCACGGCTCAAATCCTTCCCGTATGTGGATGGCGGCCTGTTCAACGAGCTCATCGACGTGCCACCGTTGACCGGAGAGCTACGCGACACGCTACTGCTGATCAGTGAGAAGTTCGACTGGCGTGACATCAGCCCGGTCATCTTCGGTTCCTTGATGGAGGAGACGCTGAGCCGTGACGAACGCCGTAAGGGAGGCATGCACTACACTTCCGTCCGTAACATCCACCGTGTCATCGACCCGTTGTTCCTCAACGATCTGAAAGCGGAGCTGGAACATGCGGAGAACAGTCCCATCGCCGGCGGAGCACGCACCAAAGCATTGACGGCATTGCAGACGCACATCGGCAGTCTCAGATTCCTTGATCCCGCCTGTGGTTCCGGAAACTTCCTGACCGAAACGTTCCTCGAACTACGACGCATGGAGAACCGGATCATCAAAGACCTCGTCGATATGAGGAACACGCTGCCCGCCAGCCAGCTGCAACTCGACATGGGCGACACCGTCAACAACATCCAAGTGTCCATCGACCATTTCTACGGAATCGAAATCAACGGTTTCGCCTGCGCCGTGGCACGAACCGCATTGTGGATCGCTGAACAGCAGATGCTCGACGACACCAGTAGCATCATCAGCGGCGTGCCGCGACTCCCGTTCACGGACACCGCGCACATTCTCGAAACAAATGCGCTTAGACTCGACTGGAACACGCTCCTGCCCGGCATGGAATGCGATTACGTGATGGGCAACCCGCCGTTCATCGGACAATCGCAGAAAACCGACGAACAACGCGAGGACATGCGACTCGTCTGGGCCGACCAATACGACGGATACCTGGACTATGTGACCGGCTGGTTCCGCAAAGCCTCCCAATATTGCGTGAAACCAGGCGCCGAATTCGCGTTCGTATCCACGAACAGCATCTGCCAAGGCCAGCCGGTCGCAGCATTGTTCAAACCGTTGATCGATGACGGATGGCATATCAAGTTCGCCCGCACCAGCTTCAAATGGGACGCCCAATCCCGGATCGTCGCCGGAGTCTCCGTGATCGTCACCGGGTTCACCCGCATGGCTCACGGCAACGCCACCTTGTATAAGCTGGATCAGGTTGAAACCGTGCCTCATATCAACCCGTATCTGATTCCCGGCCCGGATATCTTCATCAGCAAACGCATGAAACCACTGGGCTCACAGTCCTCCGCCGTCAGTGGGTTGAAGCCCGCGGACGGCGG